GGCCGGTGTCAGCGCGGGCGCGATCACTGCGGTCACCTCGGACGTGAGCGACAGCGCGAAGGTCACCGCGGGCGTGTTGCAGGCGGTGATTCCTGCGGCCAGCTACGGCTGGGTGCAGATCAAGGGTCCGGCGACCGTAAACCAGGCGGTGCCTGGCACCGACGGCGGCGCGCTGGCGGCAGGCACCGTGGACGGTGCGTTGATTGCGTCTACGGCGTACATCGATCACGTTGCTGCGATTGCGATCGACGCCAGCGCGAAGATCGTGCTGCTCGACTGCCCATTCTGAAGTGACGGCGGCGGGCTCACCTGTCCGAGTCCCGCCGCCGGTTTTTTGAAAGAGGCAAACGATGCAATCGCAACTTCAGACCGGCCAGATCATCGTCGCAGACGCAGTGTCCGATCGCTCGCTGCGGGTCGAGTTCTACTACCTGCCGTGCCAGAACCACAACGCGTCGATCGAGCAGGGCCGCGCGATTTACGAGGACAAGCTGTACATCAACATCGCCAACCCCGGCGACAAGACCACCGATCTGCATCGGCCGGCGACCGAGGAGGACAAGCTGCGCTTTCCGCGGCACTGGGCGCACTTCGAGAAGACCGGGGGCCAGGGCGTCGTCGGCACGCCTCTGAAGGAGTGGCCGCAGGCGACCGCGTCGCAGATCAAGGAGTGGCAGGCGCAGGGTGTGTTCACGGTCGAGCAGCTGGCGAACATGAGCGACACCAACGTCGGCGTGTTCATTGGCGGGATGGGGCTGCGCGCGAAGGCGCGGCTGTTTCTCGAGGCCGCTGCGGAAGCGGCACCCGGCATCAAGCTGGCCGAGGAGCTCAAGCTGCGTGACGAGAAGATCGCCGAGCTCACCCGCAGGATCGAAGAGATGGCGACCCCGCTCGCGCCGGATACGGTGCTGAAAACCGATCGCGCACCGAGGGCACGGGCGTGACCACGCCGTCGCGCGAGAAGACCGGCGAGCGCGTGTTTGCGCGGCTCGGCTTTCCGCTCGGCCAGGATTTGATCATCGACGGCAAGTTCAACCAGATCTGCAACGACGCCGGAACCTGGCTGCTGCGCCAGCACGAGTGGCCGTTCCTGCGCAAGACGAGCGTGATCACCACGGTCGCGGGCACGGCGCGGTACGTGGTCAGCGACGCCACCGAGGGGGTTGGGGCCAAGACCTACACCTGCGATCGGCTGATCGACGACATCCAGTGGGACATCACCAACCAGTGGCGATTCGTCGGCGATGTCGGCGACGACATCTGGTACAGCTACCAGTACGGCATCCTCACCGATCCGCTGAAGCGTCTGTGGCGCACGGCGAGCAAGACCGAGATCGAGATCGCGCCGACGCCGACCGCGAACGGCGAACGGCTCGCGGTCCCGTTCATCACCGACAAGTGGGCGACCGCGGTCGACGCCAGCGCGTACCGCGCCGAGCTCACGACGGCGACCGATCTGCATCGCTACGATTGGGATCTGTTCGACGCCTGCGTGCAGTGGCGGCTGATGGAGTCACTCGGGCTCGACTACGCGCCGTACCTGGCGGCGACGATGGACAAGCTCGGCGAGCGCAAGGCGAGCTATCGCAACTCGGGCACGCTGTCGCTGGCGCCACGACGTGGCACGCGAATGCTGGGTTACTGCAACGTTCCGCAAACGGGATACGGGAGTTAAGACATGCCATATGGACGCGGTAATGCGTACGCGCAGTCGCAGCAGCAGACGCCGTACGGGATGACGCAGGGCGCGCGGCCCTACGACACGGGCAGTCAGCAGATGCGCGGCTACCGGCCCTACGACCAGGGCGCTCCGGCGCAGCAGCAAAACTGGGGCGTGCCGAGCGATGCCGGTGGCAGCATGGCGGCGCGGATGCGGCAGGCGCAGCAGGGGTACAGCAACACCGAGCCGTATGCGACGCGCGGGCCGTCCACCGTTGGCGGGCGCGAAACGAACGGGCCGGCGAACCTCAACGTCGCCGATGGCGGCTGGGCCACGACCGACATGGGGATGAACCGCACGTTCGAGCAGCGCATGACCCCGGAACAAACGGCGCGGGCCAGGGCGGAGATGGCGCAGTACACGGGAGGGCAACCACCGCGAGACAACCGCGTGGTGGGCGGCGACGGATGGGCCACTACCGGACAGGAAAAGCTGCCGCAGTACGCGGGCGGCAACTGGAACAACGACACGGGCGACTACGTCAACGAGCCGGCGTTTATTCCTCGTGGCGGCGGGCAGGCTTGGGGCCAGCCGCCGCAGTCGATGGGGCAGCGCCCTGCGCCCGGCGGCTACGGTCAAGCGATGGGCGGCATGGGTCAAGCGCTCGCGGGCGCGATGCAAGCGATGCCGCGTCCGCAGCCGAAGGGGCCGGCGCCGGGTGGTCAGATGCAGATGCAGCCGCAGGCACCGGCACCGATGCCGCAGCAGGCGCCGCAGCAGCAGCCGATGGCGCCGACAGAGAACGTGCAGGCGGCGAGCCCCGGTGGCGTGGGCAGCTACAACACGTCGTACCAGCAGGCGCTGCAAGCGAAGGGTCGCGGCTTCCAGCAGGACGACGCGACTGTCCAGGCGAACTTCGATCGGCTGATGAAGGAAGACCCATTCACCGCGCGGCAGTACGCGAATCAGAACCCGGCCTGGTATCAGCGCAACCAGATGCAGATCAAGGATCAGCACTTCGGCGGCGACGCGGCCAAGCGCAACGCGTGGACCAACACCAACACCGCGGGCGGGTACTCCAATCGCAACATCAACAACGCCGACGTACAGCGCCGGCTGATGTCGACGTTGGGCTGAGATGCGCGGCGTTCCACCCAGCGCGCAGCAAGCGACCCCGGTGAGCATTCCCGCTCCGGTGGGCGGGTGGAACGCGCGCGATCCGCTGTCGACGATGCCAGAGACTGATGCGATCCAGCTCGACAACTTGATCAATGTCGACGGCAGTCTTCGTATCCGCAAGGGCCAGGTGCAGCACGCGACGCTCACTGGTCACGATCTGATCGGCACGCTCGCGGTGTGGCACGGCCCCACCGGGCAGCAACTGTGGGCAATCGCTTGGAGCTTCCTGTACGGATCGAATGCGTTCAACGTCAGCACGGGCGGCACCAAGGCGATCGACGCAACGTGGACCGCGAGCGGCTTTCGGCAGCAGCCGCATTACTCGACGGTGATGTTCAACAACGTCAGCGGCTACTACCTCTACATCTGCTCGGACGGCACGGGGCCGGATGCGCCCAAGTACTACAACGGCACGGCGTGGACGACGCCAGCGATCACGGGTGTCGACGCGACGCTGCTGGTGCATGTGAACCTGTTCAAGTTCCGGTTGTACTTCGCCGAGAAAAACTCGCTGAACGTTTGGTATCTCGGCATCGACGCGATCGCGGGGCCGGCGACCAAGCTGCCGCTCGGCGGGTACTTCAACAAGGGCGGCCACATCGTCGCAACCGGGACGTGGACGGTCGACGGCGGCGACGGCGTCAACGACCTGTTCTGCGTGGTCACGTCTGCCGGCCAGGTCGCGGTGTTCGCGGGCGACAGTCCGCAGTCAGCGAGCTCGTGGTCGATCATCGGCGTGTTCGACATTGGCGAGCCGGTGGGTGGCTTTCGTTGCCTGTCGAAGTTCGGCGCGGACCTGTACGTCACGACGCTCGACGGCCTGTACTCGGTTAGAAACATCATGGCGGGCCAGATTGGCGATAGCGACGCGATCACCGAAAAGGTTCGCCACGCTTTCTCGTCGAAGGCTCGCGAGTTCAAGGCGCGTCGCGGTTGGATGGCGCTTTACTACCCGCGCGGCAAATACTTTTTCATCAACGTGCCGACGTACAACGGTTCCATACCGACACCAGACATCGATCAGTTCGTGTTCTCGAATACGACGAAGACTTGGTCGCGGTTCACTTGCCAGTGGACGCAGTGCTGGGCGATTTACAACGACCGTCTGTACGGTGGCCGCGACGACGGCCAGAACGTCGGCAATCCTGGGGTCATCTTCCGTGCCGACGATGGCAAGGTGGAGTTGTACGGGGTGACGATCGATGGCGTCGGCGGCGGCTTTACTCCGGTGCGGGTGCGGCAGGCGTACACCAGTTTCGGCGACACCTCGCGCATGAAGTACGTCACGCTCGCGCGGCCACTGCTGGAGAACGATTCGGGGCCGGCGAACGTGTTCAACATCACCGTCGACGTTGACTTCGATTTCAAGCAGGCGAAGCTGCCGTTCCTCACGGGGCTACCGTCAACGCAGTACATCACCGGCCCCGATTACCCGCCGGAGGATCGCAACGATTACTGGACCCTGGTCAAGCGCAAGACCGCGGGCGGCGGATTGGGTCGCTACGCGTGCATCTCGATGGTGACCAACGTCAAGTGGGCGCATCTCGGGTGGATCGCGACCGAGTGGTACTTCAAACCCGCAGGAATCATCAGCACCTGAAGGAGCAGTCATGCCGAGCCTCGGTTCACCGTTGCCGCCTGAAGTGCCGAACCCGCGCGATGCGGCCGACAACGAGATCGGCTGGACGCGCGAGGGTCTGAACCTCGGCACCGAGTTCGGTCGCGTCAACCAGACCAACTCGTTCGGCTCGCAAGTGTGGGACGGTCAGAACCTGAACACGACGTACGACCCGCGCATCACCGACGCCTACTACGGGCAACTGGGAACGCAGCAAAGCTTGCAGGCGCGCTTGCAGGGCGGATTCGATCCGCAGAATCTGCCCGAGTTGACCGGCAGCGTAGATCCGGGGCAGTACCGCGGCGACTACGACCGCAGCGGCTTCACCGACATCGAGCGCGGCGCGCTTTCCGAGGCCAGCGACGCGACGCGGCAGCGCACCGAGGACGCGATGTACAACCGCGGCGCCACGCGCCTCGATCGTCGCTTCGGGCAGCAGCGCAACGCGCTCGAAGAGTCACTGCGCAACAAGGGCTTCGCAGGCGGCGGCGGTGCGGGTGGGGAGAACGGCTACGACGAGGCGATGGGCAACTTCAGCGACCAGGAGAACGACGCCTACTCCTCGCTGATCAACGACTCGATCAAGTTCGGCGGCGAGGAGCAGTCGCGGCTGCTGGCCGACGAGATGCGCCGGCAGAAGACGATGTTCGATCAAACGAAGGAGCTGCGCGGGATCGAGGGCGCCGAGGCGCAGCAGGGGTGGGTCAACGACAACACCTCGCAGCAGCTCAGTTTTGCCGATCGTCTGGCGAGCGGCAAGTTCGGCAACGAGGCGCGGGGCAGTGAGTTCGAGCGGCAAGCGAAGCAGTGGATGAT